CGTCTGTTGCTGAAGGCCATCCTTCACATTGGCAGGCTTGAACTACTGGTACCTCCGAATCCGGTACCGCCGCGACCTGAAGGACTTGAGTAAATTGGCGAATGCAGAAATTGAAGAATGGCTGAATACCTTCCAAGGTGTCTCCATGAATCCAGACGGTCACTACGGGCTCCAGTGTGTTGACCTTGCCAACCAGTACGCTATGGATATCTTCGGCATTGGTCCGCGAGTAGCCATGACCGCTGTGACCGGCGCACGGCAACTGCTGGATGCCGCGTCTGATGCATACTTCGTACGGATCAACGATGCTGAAGGCATCTACCCACAGCGTGGCGACATTGTTGTGTTCAAGGGCTCCGCGATCAACCAGTGGGGCCATGTCTGTGTGTGCTTGGAAGCCCACCCTAACGGCATGTGGGTAGCTCAGCAGGACGGCTTTGCACCTCCACTCGCATGGGCTGACGGCGCTTGGTACTCCAACAAGCCAGCACACAAGGCTTGGCTTGCGTACAACAGCAACGGTACCGGCCCTGTCTCTGGCTGGCTTCGCCCGCGAGAGAACAAGATCGTTGGCTACAAGGCTCCCGCTGCTCCACCGGCTTCTGTCACCACCAACCAGCGCATCACCGGCCCTGATGGCGTTACCCGCCGCAGTGAGCCCAAGGTGAGCGCCAGCGTGGTTGACACCTTCGGTGGCGATCTGGTACTGACCCTTGGTGGCTACGTCCACGGTGAGTCTGTCACTCGCAACGGCTTCACGTCTGACGTGTGGTTCAAGGGTGGACTCTCCGGTGGTTACATGTGGTCCGGTGGCTTCACCTCCCAGAGCCTTGCAGGTCTGAAAGACCTCGCACCAAAGCCTGCCCCTGCTCCAGCTCCCAAGCCTGTTCCTGCCCCGGTGCCTGTACCGGCTGCTAAGCCTGTCCGCGTGACCGTGGCTGACGGTGTGAACCGCCGCAAGGCTGCTGACGCCAAGGCTGAGCTGATTGACACGTTCGGCGGTGACCTCGAGCTGACCATTGGCGGCTTCGTGCACTCCAGCTCTGCCAACAGCACTCCGTACAACGATGGCAACAATGTCTGGTTTGTCGGCGGCATCTCCGGTGGCTACATGCACTCCAGTGGCTTCACCAACTCCAGCACACAGGGCTTGGCTGATCTGACGGGCACTGAGCCCAAGGTTCCAGTCTCCACCGTGCCTGTTCCAGAAGTCAAGCCTTACAGCTTCACCAAGGATTTCGATTTCGTTGAGTACATTCCAGCGAACATCACCAACGTGAACGTGGGAGACTTCCCGGCAAAGCCTGCCAAAGACGTTATCCACCAGATGGGTACTCCCGGCGTGGACACGATTACCAGCACAATCAACGAGTTCAAAAAGGCGGGCACCTTCAAGAGTGCTCACTTCGCTGTCTCTGGTGACCGCATTGTGCAGATGGTGTCCCTCAAGGATCGTGCCTACCATGCCAAGACTGAAGGCAACGTCTTCATTGGCATTGAGACTGACCCGCTGCAGGATGCCAAGACGATTGCCAGCGTCCGCAAGCTGCTGCTTGCCATCAACGACAAGTACGGCTACAAGCTCGAGCTGACGCGCCACAACGAGATTCCCGGCAACGCTACTTCCTGTGGCACCTTGATTGACCTCGAGGATTACCGCGTTGAGTGGCCATCCAAGCCTGTTGTGGTTCCGCCAGTTGTAGTCCCGCCTGTCGTGACTCCACCTTCCTTTGAGGGTGACGTTATCCGCCAGTTCCTCGAGTGGCTTGTCCAGTCATTCCTGACACGAAAGAAGTAAGACAGTGAATCCCACAAGCAAGCTGAATCCACTGGCCTACATGAAGGCCATTGCCGGTGCCGTCATTGCCGGTCTGGGTGTGCTCTACATTGCGCTCTCAGATGACCGTGTAACGGCTCAGGAAGCGGTAGCCGTAGTCAGTGCCTCACTGAGTGCATTTGCGACCGTCTGGGGCATCCCCAACGCTCCCACAAAGGAAACCGTGAGCAAGTCCACGGTCACCGTTGAGACTTCTCAGGTTCCGGTCCCAGAACAGGTTGCGGCAGTTGAGCCAGCTCCAGCTCCCTTTGTCCCAGAAAACGACGCCAGAGGGTAGCGGCCCTGACCTCAGTGTTGAGCTCCCTCCAGTGGAGTACAGCGCTGAGGCAGAAGCCTTCCTCGAGACGCTCGAATACAGGTTCCCGCCGTGTGCAGGGTGCCCAAAGTAAAGTGCATCTAGCTCTAGTTCTTATCTATTATTTATATGTGGATGGACTGAAGCGAGAATAAACATAAATAACCTTTTGACTTAACTCGGTCAAAAAAGAAGCCCTTCACCACTACTCCGGTGAAGGGCTTCTTTCACTTCTGCTTACGTTTCTGCCACAGAATGAAGAATGCATTGGGTGCGATAACAACTACGCACAAGAGGAAGAAGATGATGAGCTGGCCTACTTGGGGGTCGATAGCTCTTCCTCCAGCTTCGTGATCTTGCGCTGCAGGTACCAGAGGGCTTTCTTCAAATCCTCGAGCAGCTTGTGCTTGTCTTTCTTGCCAGCGCGGCTGATGTACTTGACGGTGTTCCCAAGGTGGAAGCCCAAGCCCCAAGCCTCAATGACCTTGATGGCTTCGTAGGTGGTATCCCCACCGTAGTGTGCTGGATGGACAACTGCTTCACCGTCAGACGTTTCCACAATCGGTGTAGCTTCAGGTACCCAGAGCAGCTCGAGGTTCAGCAGATCAGGGAAAAACTCATCACCTACCGGCCAGTTGATGGAGCCGTTTGTCTTGGTGATTCCGACTGTGCATGTGCTGTTGTAGAGCTCGGTGATAGTCCCCTCAAGCCCTCGCATTGACCAAGTACGGCCATCCAGCTTGTAGCGTACCTTGTCGCCAACAGCGAGTGTTTTAGATTCCGGCAAAGCTCGGTCCCTCCACGTTCTGTGCAATGTCTTCCAGCTTGTGGGAGTTGCAGAGCACAACGTAGCCCTTGCTGAGATAGAAGTCGCGGTGGTAGGTGAAGTCCTTCGCCCACACGCCGGTCTGTGTCACGCCGTTCCACGTGTCCGTGCGGACAGGAGGAAGGGAATCGTGTTCAGTCCCGCACTTTGCACAGATGAGAGTCTCTACGGTAATGGGCACTTATGCATCCTTCGGTTTGAGTAGTTCCAGCGTCGGCAAGTGCTTCAGCCTCATAGCAGCGTACCAAACTGCCACGGACAAAGCCATACGTGTGTGGCCTTTTCCGATCTTGAATCCAGCATCCTGCATCATGTGCGTGATGACCGAATCTTGGTACTTGTCCTTCTTTTCCCGCAACTTCGTTACGGTCATGTGCTGAGAGGGCTCAGGGTTTGCGTTGGCTCCCCAATGGCCTTCCCCCTTCAGCCAGCCAATGATTTCCACGCCATGCAGATCAGCGGTGAACTTGTTGCTGGCTCTCAGTGTGAAGTTCTCACAAGCAGCGTACTTGATGCCGTAGGGATTCCTGAAGGCTTCACCAATCAGTTCCTTGTAGGGAGCCTTGAAGCCGTAGATTCCCTCAGGTGATTCATGCACGTGTTCAACAGCACACGTCTCGAGGTTGTAAATCGCAAAGCCTGTTGCCAAGCCGGGGTCTATCCCCAATATTTTGGTCATACCCTTTTGAGCCTCAACTTCTCTAGAATGTCTTCCCTGCCGCGTTTCCTGAGGGAAGTCCGCATACGCTCCCATGAGGCATATCCACTACGCTGCACAATTTCTTCAAACGTGGCACCGAACCGGATCATGTCTTCAATGTCTTCGTGGAGCTCTGTCGTGCGCTTTGCCTGCAGCTCTCTGGCTGAAGGCTTACCGTTGCTCTCCCGCTTCCTGCAGTCCATGCAGCGGCGCTTGAGCTTGGTACCTCCCCTACCCCATTGGTGGTAGCGGGTGTTCTCTTCGGTTCTTACGTGACCGTTGGCGCAAACTTCGGTCACTCTTCGGCTTCCTCTTCCACCTTGCTCTTGACAGGATGGTGAACAATCAGATTGCCGGTGATTTCGATGTACGTTTCCATCAGCCCTCCAGCATGAGGGGAACCACCGAGTAGCAGCGGTTCGGATGGGTGCAGTTGATCTTGTTGGCGAACTGCTGTGCCTTGTCCTTCGTAGGGAAGGCTCGAGCGGGCCAGAAGCTTCCCGGCTCATCTAGGTACTCGTACTGTGCGAGGTACACCACAGTCTCTTCACCAGCAACCGCTGGTATGGTTGCGCTGGTGGTCACTGTGATGTTTCCTTTTCTGCTTGGTAATCCTCGAGGGGCATTGATGTGAGGTGGTAGCACTTGCACTTGTCGCACTTGTAAGAGCGGCATTCCTTCCGTGCAGAGCTAGGACTCTCCAAGGTGCTTCGCAGCATTGCCTTGGCTTCGTGCTTGTTGATGAAAGACCGTTTCGTGCAGATCATGTTCAGTTTGCTCCCCAGCAATTTGATTCAGTTGGATTGGTACTGCAGTGGCGGTGCTATGCACCCTGAATGAAGAAGTATTCGCGCGGCCCGTTCACGAGTCGCTGGCTCAGGTTGTAGATACCCCTGATGATGTAGTCACCCTGAAGGTGCTCAGGCCGGTGGAGCATGAAGCGCTCAAACTTCGGCCCCGGCTTCATCCCTCCACCGTAGGTACCGAACTTTGCCCAAGCTTCAGCGTAGTTGTCCTGAAGCACACGCTCCAGCATGGCGTCATCCACGGTGAGGATCAGGTCACCGTTGGCCTGTACTCGCCACTCTTCTTCGTAGTGGTTTTCGATGAAGGGCCAGAACTTGTCAAGCTGGCCTTGGAAGAATGCGTCGTTGCTGAGTGCAGCCGGTACGCAGTATGTCTTCTTCATGGTGTCTCCTAAAGCAGTAGGGGTACCAGCCGTTTGGCTGATACCCCTACATTACCCTTTCAGTTTTCTGTGTCAAGGCCTACGCGGCAAGTTTCTCGATTTTCGCAAGATTCGGCCCGTAGCCTGCATCTGCAGCGAACGGAACAACGTCACCGTAGGTGTCCTGTCCCGCCTTCCGCAGAGCCTCAGCGATCAGGTTACCCACCACAACCTTGTGCTCTTCAGGACAGGTCACGTAGATGGCATCGTGGATGGTTCCCATGAGCCACGCGCCGTACTGCTCGAGCTGTGGATCAAGCCACACTGCAGCCTTCAAGCAAATGTCGTTGGCAGTGGACTGTGACGTGAAGCTCAGCGCACTGTTGGTGACCTCATGCTCATTCTGCTCGGTGATGATTTCCGACTGGAAGTGCCGCCCGAACTTGGTGACGATGGAGCCACCGGCCAGAGCCTTGGCTTCAATCATCTCTCGCCATTCAGCGAACTTGCTGCCGGGGCGAACAAAGCCGTCCACCAGCACTTGAGCTGTGTGCTGATCCACCTCCAGTGCCGACGCAATGGCAGGGACGCCACGGCCAAACGACACACCGTAGACAACACCCTTCATGCGGGCACGCCACGTCTGGTAGAACTGGTTGGGATCGTCGCCGTCGTCAGCACGTGCGTGGAGAGCAGCCCAGTCAACCTTGGGCATAGCGGCACTCAGCAGAATGTCGAAAATGTCACCAGCGTCAGGCTGGAACGCGGCGATCAACCAAGGATCACCGGACTCCATTGCCATCACACGCAGTTCTGCCTGAGACATGTCAGCCGTGACCACCACGTGTCCCGGCTCTGACGGTAGCACCATCTGCTTCAAACGCTTGTCGCGGGGGATTGTGAGCATGGACGCTCCAGAGCCCCCCAGACGGCCCGTAGAGGCTGCATGGAGCTTGTAGCCGGGGTACACCATGTCACCGTGACAGTGTTTCAGGAAGCCGGTGACGTACGTGCCAAGCTGCTTGCTGATGAACCGACACTTGGTCACAGCCGTGATGAAGTCCTTCACCTCATCAGAGGTCCGTGGATTCTTCATCAGGCGTTCCATCACAGGCTTGCCAGTGCCCTTGACACGCTTCTTCCGGCTGTGGAGCCACGCGAGTACCTGTTGCGGCGAGCGGGGATTGATGGCCTGCCCCGCCACGATGGCTAGCTCAGCCTCAGCCTCATAGAGCTCAATCGTCATCTCTTCCTCGAGCTGCTGCAGGTACGCCACATTCAGCTTGATTCCACGACGCTCCACGCCACTGAAGAGCTCAGAGAGCTCGAGCAGCCACTCATATGCCATGCGCGATTCATCGTCTTGCGCGAGGTAATCCTCAAAGAGCTGGTAGAGGAACCACGTGTAGAACACATCGTAGGCGTTGTACTCGTACAGGATCGTGCGCGGGATGCGCTCGTAGCCAGAGCCGCCGCTGTACTTGCGGGCATCCCACCACGTGCCGTCTTCCCCAGTGCCCGCTTCCTTGTAGACCTTGGCAACGGTGTAGGCCTTGTTGCCTTCATCCCAGTCACCGGAACCGAAATATTGGTCAGCCAGATCCTTCAGACCGTGTGTGCTGCCTGCCGGGAACAGCGCGTAGTGAGCCAGCATAATGTCAAACCAGTTGGTTGCGCCCGGTTCAAAGTAGCTCAAGTCGAACTTGCCATTGGCGGTGATGATCTTGTTCCGGCGTAGGAACTTGTTCAGGCCACGCTCCACCAGCGGATTCTGGAGTATGTGCTCTGGGATGACCATGACAGAGCCCTGACCGCCCCAGATGGCGACAGAGATAACCTTGTCGTAGGACGGGATATCCCACTTCACGTCACCAGAGGTTTCGATATCGAATGATATCTTCTTCCCTCGAGTGTTGTTCAGGATACCCAGAACAAAGTCCAGACGCTCTTCCACGATGTACTTCATTACGGGAAGGTCAGGCTGGTTGACCAAGAGCTTCAGCGCGTCGATCATGCGCGTCATGCTGTCAGCCTTGGTGTAGAGGGAGCCCGGTGACGGTGCGTTGATTACCCGGCTACGGACACCACGAGTCAAACGCCCCAGCGCAAGCACTGGGACGTTTCTGAATGGCTCTTCCGGCAGGGGAATGAAGCTGATGGGCTCAGTGATGCCAGAGCGTTTCTTGGCTTCCTTCAGGATGGCCATTGCCTCTGGCACCATCTCTGTGGAGCTGTAGAAGTAGCTACGCAACGTAGTTGGCCTTGACCCAGTTTCCAGCTTCCTGCCACGTACTGGCTTCGTGCTTGTTGATGTAGGTTGCCTCACCGTTCAACGGGAGCACAACACCGACTTCCCAGAGTCCCTCTGGATTCCTGTGAATGTATACCTTAGACGTTTGCATGTGCCCTGCTTATCTCCATAACGTAGGCGGGAGTGATGTTGTACTGCTGTGCCAGAAGCACCGGATCAGCGTCAGCGCGTAGCGCAATGACGATGGCCTGCTTCTCGGTCTGCTTGAGGGTCTGTGCCCTGATTCGGGACGCGAGTGGTGCCCCGCCCGAATTGTAGTAGCTTGAGTAGGCTATACCACACAGGTAGCTTACACAAGCCCACGAGGTACCACTGTCCAGCGCGGTCTTCACCATGCCGCTGGAAACAGTCTCATCCCTGAGACGCTGCTTCCGCAGATGGATGAGTGAAGGGAGAGCCTCAGGCTCGAATCGACCACCCTTGCCGTTGCGCGTGAGTCCGTGGCGGGACAGCTCAGCGGTGTGCAGGCGCACACACTTTGCGATCTGCGTCAGGCTGAAGATGCCGTAGCGGTGGAGGTCTTCAGCGTAGGCAAGCTTGGTCAGCCTGCCTTCGTAGAAGGCCTTGCGCCAGTAGAATTCAGCTTGAGTCAAGGCTTCGAGATGCTTGTCTTCCACTAGATTCCCTCCACGGCTATGAGCGTCTTTGTCTTCTTATTTTTTGAGAATACGATCTGCCCTGCTTCTTCGAGAGACTGCACCAGCTCAGTGAACTCACGCGCCTTCATCTCAGCGTTGAAGAGCCGGTAGGCCGGTTGCCAGCCAAGCTCTCCACCCTTGCTGAAGATGGCTTCCATGAGCTTGTCCTGACGGCGCTTCCAGTTGGATTCTGAAATACGCTTGGTCATCCCCACGAGATGCTCAAACCACTCACCGCAGTAGTTGACCGCTGCCTGCATGTGCTTGAGTTCAACCTCATCACACAGGTCCACCATTGCCAGCAGCGTAGCTGCCTTCAGGATCGACGTGGACAGACGCGCGGTAGCAGCGGTCAGGATCGTGGCCTTGGACTGAACCTCAGCAGCATCCAGAGCCGCCGTCACGAATTCGTTGTAGCGCTTGTGTGCTGCTTCAGTCATGGGCACGGCAATGGTGCGTTCCGTAGGATCATTCCAGTCACACCAAACGTCACGCGCGTGCCTGATACGCTCCATGAGCGCGAGGAAGGCAGGATCACCCTTGGTGCGCTCTGTCTTGTCCTGCTGCCCGATGTAGTCAGTCTCAGCCGTACGCTCGAGCGGTTCTGCTGACACCCAGATATACCGCGTCAGGAAGCCTGACTGGAAGTCGTCTTCTGTCAGGTAATCCGCGAGCTGTTCCTTGATGCCCATTGCAAAGAGGTTGAGCGCCACGCGGGCACCCTTGCGCTTTTTGTCCTTCTCTTCACCAGAAGCACGCAGCTTGCCGGTAACCTTGCCGTCGTAGATTTCGGTGAGCTCTCCCTTGATGCCAGCAAGGTAGGCCTTGCTGTCAAGCTGCTTCATCAAGCCCTGAATCTCATCAATGTGGAGCAGTGCCGAACGGTTGGCATTGGAGCGCAAGGCTTCATCCAGACCTTCAGCGGTGAACTTGGAACCAAGATCGTAGTTGAACGTCTCAGCTTCCAGAGCCTCAATGCACTTGAGCATGTAGCCCTTGGCAGTGGACTTACGTGAAAGCGTCGTGGAGCCCAACACCATGAACCACAGATTGAGAGGCACGTCGCCCCAGTGCGGCACAGCATGGCCAAAGTCAGAGAAGACCGTGGAGAGAACTGTGAAGGCACCGGCTACGTTGTAGGCATCCGGCGCGTCAGATTTGCTACGGGTCCAAGCAAGGTAGTCATCAATGAAGCAGGGCTCGAGGTTCTGCTTCTCATCATCTGAAAGGAAGTCAAAGCCCTTGGACTTTGGCTTGGGAGCAACGGTGATAATTTCGTCTTCGTCATCCTCTTCTTCCTCATCCTCTTCAAACTGGCCATCCTTCCAACGCGCACGCTGGATATCGCCCCACAGCTTCTCGCCGGGATTGTCAACACCGTCTCGCTTCCACTTGTTCAGCGGTGAGCGCTCTGCAATGGCGTAGACCTGAGCATCAGTGGCACCCATACGCATGAGCTCTGTGTAGAGCGCGTACAGGGCTTCTGAGCCTGCCGATTTCTTGGGGAACGCTGCAGTCTGGAGAAGCCCCTCGAGCCGTGTGCTTGCAGGCAGTTCGCTGAGTACCTTCCCGTAGGACGGCATCTCATCCTTGGGGAAGGGTGCAAACTCCATCGTGTACTCAGGTACGGGAGCGTAGAAGCTCTCGAATTCTTCCTGTGTGTACGTGACTCCGGTGTACTCCACCGTGACTTGGTAGACCTCTCCGGTTTCTCCCACGTACTTGGTGTTGGTGGTGCCGGGAACTCGCAAGAGCTTGGTGGCGCTCCAGCCGTCGTCAAAGCCCGTTGTCTTCTTCGGGTGTGCTACTGAGACTGAGTGCGAAAGCGTTTCGGCAAGCTGAGCATCCTCCATGCCGTCAATGAGCCAGTACACGTGTGTCTTGTTCGGAGAGGTCCGTACGATGATGGACGGCTCACAGTGGAGGTCTTCAAGGTTGAAGAGGTCAGCGTCACCGTAGACTACCTGACACGTGTTGGCGAGCACACGACGCCGTTTGTTGGCCTTGAAGAGTACGGGCGGGAAGTACACGTCTTCGTGGGTGTTGCGCTCAACGTACTTGAACAGGTCATCAGCCTGTTCCGGCCATGAGAAGAACTTGTGATTCTTGAGTTGGTCATTGTTCATGCGGGAAATGCAGACTTGCCCCTGCTGCTCTCCCCAGACCGTCTCAAGAAAAATGCGGTACTCGGTCATTGGGCTCCTTTCGATCCAATCTCATAGCTTACCAGATGATACACATTCTGTATCTCTGGAGGTAAAGAGAAGGCCAGCCTTTCGACTGGCCCTCTCAGTGTGTTTTACGGCCACGTGCCATTCTCTGTGTTAGCAGAATCCTTAGAGGCTGAAGCCGTCTTCATCGTCAGAAGTGGCTGCAGCGGCCTTGCCCTTGGCGGGTGCCTTACCCTTTGCAGGGGCACCGGCCTTCGTGGTGGACTTGGCGGGAGTCTTCCCAACCTTCTCGCCATCCTTTTTGCGACCGGCGAACCGGACCTTGGCCCGCTTGAGAACGTTGCCCTCATCGTCGGTGGTGCCCTTGTAATCGTCTTCGTGAACGATTTCGATCTGAATGACCTTGCCGATCAGGTCATCAGGATCAGGCAGGGTGTACTTGCCGGGCTTTTCCTTGGTGGGAACCGGCAGACCCGCAGCGCGGGACAGAGACATGATGTTCTGAATGGACGCCTTGGTGATTGCAATGTAGTCCCACTGCTGTCCCTTGAAGGACTCATCCACGGACTTGTACTTCACGAGGTACTGCTTGTTGCCGTTGGACGTTTCCAGCTCATCGTCCACGTCATCAATCTCCACCGTGTGCCAGCCTTCATCCACCAGCTTCCGCGTGGTGTCAAGGTCTTCGGCAGTAAGGTCAAATGTTTCGCGCTCGTCAACAGACACTATTTAGTGTTCCTTTTTTCGTGGTTTTGTGGTTTGTGGTTCGTGGTTCTCTGGTTGAAGCTGAGCCTTACGCGGTGATAGCCGCGTAGTATTCGCTCATCTTCGGATTGGCCATTCGATCCGGCAACTTGTGCTCGTACCGACTGCCTGCGTCGATCCTACCAGAAGCGGTGAGGTGAAGCAAGCGGAATCCCTTGCCCTCATCATCCTCTGTTTTTTCGAGATACGCAATGGTATCAGGAATCTTGGGGATTTCAACATTCGACTTCTTGCCCAAGAAGTGCGGGCTCAGAAGCACAGTCCCAAGGATATCATCCTTTTCCTTGGCTGTGTGCGCGATCAGGAAGAAGTTGTACTGGGAGTTGTGCAGCCGGTCAGTGACAAACGCCAAGCCGTCAGCAATCTTGTCCCAGATTTCGTACTGGTTCTTCGTGTTGGGGTTCTCACGGCGGTAGTCCCGCTTGATGATTTCTTGGAACTGGCCAGCCGTGTCCACCACGACAGTCTTGTACCGAGTCTTCTTCGTGGTCACCTTGTTCACAATCTGAACCATCTGCTTCACAGTCTTGATGTGAACCACGTCAATGATTCCCTTGGGGTACTTGCCTTCAAAGGCTCCAGTACCATCCTCTGTGGCGAGCCACAGGATTGGGAACATGCCGGGAACTTCAGCACACTGAGCTACCAGCGTGGACTTGCCTACGCGGTGCCGTCCGTAAAGCAGCATCGACGTGCGCTTGCGGGCCGGTGTCGGCTCTTCGATGGTGGCAATGTCGCTGAGGTCAAAGAGCTCTTCATCCTCTTCTTCCTCAGGCTCTTCCTCTTCAGACTCTTCATCTTCCTCAGTCTCAGCCTCTTCAGGCTCAGCTTCGTCAGTGATTTCGTCCTTAGCGTCTTCCAGAGCGTCAATCAGATTACTCAGTTTGCTGCACCTTCCTTGATGTGTTCCAGTTCTGACGGGAAGAAGGGACAGGAACCTGCACCTTCTATGGGGTCCGCATCCAGCTTGACCCTGAGGTAGTCACCGTGTGCGTTGGTGACCGTTCCCTCGAGCCCGACGTATGCGTGGGCGGGATCGGTTGCTTTCCCCCACTTGGTGGACCGAACACGGTCACCGACTTTGAAGCTTTTCACTCGCTACCTTTCGCTATGCTCTGAACAGAACGCGGGTGCAGGTATAGCAGTCTTTGTCCATTGGAAGCGACTCGAGCCTGCCCTGCTTCACTCGCTTGTAGATCGACTCTAGCCTAGCCAGTGCCTTCAGCGCAACCTCCCTGTTGTAAACTTCCGTGAAAAACCGAATGTCTGCAGGATTGTTGCTCATCTTCGGAATGACACACAGGCTCACCGTATCCACAGGGTACCCAGCTTGCTCCCAGCCGTAGCCGTAGAGGTGCTGTTGTGCTCGGTAGATCGTCTTGGGGATACGCTTGGGCTCCAGCCGGTAGGCCAGCTTCATGCTGTCGTAGCTCCACTTGCCAACCACCTTCCAGTCCACAATGTTGCCTTCGTGGTAGAAGTCAGTGGAGCCGCTGATTGTCCCGTAGCCCTCAAGATCGTAGATGAGGTTCTTCTGCTCTTTGATGGCACCGGGAATTTCAATGTCATGCTCGAGGAAGAAGTGCACAGCGCTACCGATCCAGCTCCCCAGCCCAAACGACTCTTCGTGCTCGAGGTCAGGGTAAAGCTCAGGGTGTGCCAGTGCCAGCTTCTCACCAATGCACAGCGGACAGCCGCCAATTTCTGACGGCCCAATCTTCCGCTGCTTGTCCCTGTCGCTCTGCTTGGTGATCTGCAGCATGATCTGCTCTTGCAGGTCAGCAGCCCTCACTTGTTGGGACCAAACCACTGAGGGGTACCAATGCGGCGCATCTTCTCGAGGTAGGAGATACGCTGCTGTGGGACTGCCCCGCCCCAGACACCATCAAGAATTTCATTCTCAATGGCGTAGGCAAAGCAGTCCAATTTGAGAGGGCATCGTTTGCAGACCGTGACCGCAATGGCCCGTTCCGATCTTCCGAATTTCTCTTCATCGTCGTGCTCATCAGCGAACCAGTAATCAGGGTTCATCTCCGTGCACTCTGGTGGACTCTCGAAAAGCTTTTCCTGAAACGAACTTCGGAAGAATTCTGTGGTCAAAGCCGCGACTCGATTTCTGCCCAGATGAGGTGAATGTTGGGCTCTTGCTTGGCGTACGTTGTGTAAATCTCTTGGAACCTGTGGCCATTGACAGCGAGCCCGAACTTGAGCCAATCGTCAAAGCCCCACTTGCGCGGGTCTGTTTCGTCAGGGCAGTTGTCTGCGATTTCCTCGAGCCCTTGGTCAAGCTCTGCCTGAAGCTTGAGGAAGATTTCTCCCACGGAGTGCTGGAAGTTGTTGAAGTCCACCTGTTGCGTCTCGGTCAACTCGTGGATGGCCTTGGCGGCTGCTTCCTTCTCCTGCCGCCCAGCCTCAGGGTTGTAGAGCGTCTTCAGGATGAGCAGGTACTTCGCCTGTGTGCTCAACGGTTGTCACCAGAGCCCTGCAGCACACCACGCGCCTTGCGGTCAGCGAGCTTGTTGAGGTTGTCCACCATGACAGCGTGACGCGAGACATAGAACATGTCACAGAGCGCGTCCAGCAGCCATACCGTCTTGTAGAGGCTCTCCATGAGCTTCACGCGGCCTTCGGATGGCACAAAGCCATCGTTGTCCCGAATGGCCTTCTTCACGACTCCAGCCATTGCTGACGACTCTGACACGATGGCCAGAACGGTGAGCCCACGGCTGTTGGGAGCCTTGACAGGCGGGAGCCCCAAGCTTTCGCCGTACATGGCGACGGTGAGCAGGTTCATCTCCAGCGCGTCAGCCACAGCAGCGACATACCAGAAGCAGTCACCGATTTCCTTGTGCAAGGCCTTGATATCGGCATCTCGGTAGCCCCAGCCACTCTTGCCTGCAGCGTAGGCTTCCCCTACTTCACCGACCTCAGAACACAGTCCCAGAACCGTGTACTCGAGCTCCCGCTTCAGCGGGTAGATTGCGGTGGTCAATGCGCCTTGCTGGTATTCATTCCAGTTCAATGTGTTCCTTTCAAAAAACAACGGACCACACCATTTTAGGTGCAGTCCGTTGTAATGTCAATAGCTAGTTGAGGTGTTCCCATTTGCCAGCGTCATTGTTGTCCAGCGTGACCTTCTGGACAAGACGTGACGACGTGTGGTAGACGCAGATGCCCTCAGGGTTCTCGAAACCAAAGGCTGCAGCGCTGCCCCCAGCGGACAGACGCTCCAGAGCGCTGGTGATTTCCTTCTGCTCCATTGGCCCTTGGTACAGGATCGGCACACAGCGCACCAGACCGTCTGACACTGCTTCAATGTCGCTGAAGCGGTGGGTGTTGAAGAGACTGAAATGCTTCTCACCCTTCTGCAGACCGTAGCCGCGCTGGATGCCAGAGCCCCACCACTCGCCAAAGTGCAGGCCTTCCCCAAGGAAGGTCACCAGCTCTTCAGCGTGGTCCTGTACCCAGCCAGCGAAACCCATGTGGTCCGTGTGCTTGCCGGGACGCACCAGACGGTTGCGAGACTGTGTGTAGAGCCCGTACTTCTGCTCACCCACGGTTGCCACAGCGAAAACGTTTTGGTCAAGGACTTCAGCCAGTTCCGGCTTGCCCTCTGGGTGAATACGGTCAATCACCTCCAGCGGTGCAATGCCGATTGCCATGTTACTGCCGTCGATCTTCTCCGTAATCACAATGTCACGGAAGAAGCGCGAGGTCTTGGGCCATGCCTGAAATTGAATTGTCAATGCTTTCCTTTTCCTAGAAGTTTCCGGCGTCAGGACCGTTGACGTGGAAGGTGGTGAGTCCCAGCTTGCGCCACATGCGGAGCACACGGTGCCGGTCATCGTACACACCGACAATGCGGTAGCCCTCAGGCCGAATGTGCTCGTTGAACAGCCGGTACTTGATGATGCTGTCTTCGGTTTTCTTGCCGTCCGCACGGTTCTCCGTGGGACGCATGTAGAGCTCATCGTAGTGGATGGAATTCTCTTTGAGCCATTGCGCTGTGATATCGCGGTAGATTTCATCCCGTCCGCTGACAATGATGACGCGGGTGTGCATGGAGTGTGCTCTCAGAGCCTCTACCACGTCAGCGTTGGGAGTGTCCATCCAGACCTTGGCACCGTCGTACGGGGAGCGGTCACCCATGACTGCCAGCGTACCGTCAATGTCAAAGATCACCGCGTCATTGGTGAACACACCGTCAGGCTGCTCGTAGGGGATGATGAGCTGTTCCTCTTCCACAGGCGGGGTGTAGACCACTTCCTTGGTCAAGTCGCGGCCCTTGATGAAGCGGTTGTGCATGTCCCGAATGACGTTCTCAGGCACGTACTTGAGGCTCCACTTGCCCCGCTCTTCGTTGTTCGCCAACACCTTCTCCAGAGGCACGTGGCGGAAGTCTTCAACGTGCACCACCGTGCCCAGCTCGAGCGCGATCTTCTGCCAGCGCTTCACAGAGCGATCAGGAAGGTGGGTGTCACTGATGATGACCGTGACGCCTGCAGCAATGTACGTCCGCACCAGAGCTTCCTGTGTGCGCGTGACCTGCTCTTCCTGTTCCTTGGTGAGCCTGCCGTACGCTTTGAAGTGGAGCTGGCGCATTTCGTCACGCTCCACCTTCACAACGTTCCTCAGGACACGGATGGTGTTGTCTGCCCATGTGCTCTTGCCGCTCCCCGGCAGGCCGCGCGTGATGAAAATGTACGGGTTACTCAAATTGATGCACTCTCCAGTGGTTTGGTTGCTGAGAACGGTACGTGTCCCGGCTTGATTTGGTTCCAGAGCCATTCTGCCTTACGTTCTTCCTTCCCGTCAAGCAGGCTGAAGACGGGAGACATAACGTCAGGGTAGTTCTGCTTCAGGTACAGCGCTGCATCCTTGCGGGAGAAGCCCAACTGCAGGCCAGTGTAGAGCCCGCTGTGTGCTGCCAGTACCCTCCACCAGAGCGCGTCATGCTCTTTCCAGAGCCGGTTGCACACGTCGCCTGCCCAGCCCTGTACCTCATCCGGCAGGGCTTCGAGGAACTCGTTGATGGTACCTGCCTGCATCTGTTCCCACACGGCACGTTCTGACAAGCCAAAGATGGCCGCGTGGAGCTCTTTGTAACGGTCACCCTTGAGCTTGAGGTGGTCAACGACGTTGAGGTACTCATCCAGAATGTCCAGCACATACCCCTCTTCATCGTCAGGGATGGGCAAGGCAATGGCTTCAGCCAATGACATGAAGGCAGGCTTACCTTCTACCAGTGTGGAGAGGGGACGCCAGATGATGAGCCCTGACTTGTTGTCCACCTCACCCAAAGGCAGGTTGGCATCCAGTGCCCCGTAGTCCAGCACAATCCGGTTGCCGGGATACACGATTTCATCAATGGCTGTGGTGTTGCGCTGCTGCCACTGAGGGATGCTGTCAGGGATGACCTCATGCATGTTCGCTGTGGCGTGAAGTGCCTGCTCAGACGTGAAGCTACCGCGCGTGGCATAGCCCCAGTCACCTACGTCTGCCTCATCATCCCAGTAGCCCCAGATGATACCCAGCGAGCCGTCATGCTTCGTGGTGAGACGTACCTGAGTGTCCAGCGGGTATGTGCTGGCTGACGGCTCCCCGTAGTTGAAGAACTTGCGCGGCCCTCGAGCAACCACGTCATTTGTGACGTTGTTCACAATGAGCCCCCGGCAGTGCATGGTGACGCTGTTCCAGCGCCGTTCGTACGTGGCCTTGTCCGTGTAGTTCAGGATGGTCAGGGGAAGCGTGGGATGCTTCTGTTCCTTGACAAAGCCGTCCTGCAGCTCGAGCTCGAGCTCTTCCAGTGAGAACAATTCAGTGATTTTCAAGGGGCTCTTCTTTCAGGTTGATCTTGCCTGCCATGAAGTCCTGTGCAGTCTTGTTGCAGTCAGGGCACAGCAGGAATTCCATGTTGTAGTAGGTGCGCTTGTCCCGGTTTGTCTTGACAGTGGTGAAGCGCATCTTGTGTTGGATAGCAAAAGGCGCGTTGAACTTGCCGTCAGTCTCTTCCTCAAGCTCGTGTGTCTCGCCGCACGCGGTGCACTTGGCCTTGAGCTTGATGGTGAGCGTTGCAGTGGCGGTTATCCCGGCTGGGAGAGGGCCGGTGATTTCGGCTGCCGCGTACTTGTTGAGCTTCATTGTCTATTCGGTTCCTTTCAGGGGAATGAGTATCTGGCCCTTGCCGGTACCCAGACCGACGCCGTATCTCAGGTAGTGCTCTTCGCACATGTTGGCCCACGGCCCCATGCGTGTCTTACCATCCACACGTGCCGGTGTCTTCAAACCGTCTTCCTTGCAGAAGTCACAGTCTGGAATCTCGCTGACCGTTACTGACGTGCTCATGGTGTCACCAGCTCCAAGTCCTGAGCATCACACGTGACAGCCGTACCAGAATCCAGCTCCACTAGGTAGCAGATATCTTCAGGGCGTCCGAACACCCAGAAGGATACCGCTGTGATGGTGCCGAATTCACCATGGAACCTACCAGTCGTTGTGCGAACCTGTACTCGGTCCTGCTTCTTCAGTTCGGTGGTGGTCATGACCTTCTCCTTTTTCTTCTTTTTTCTAGCGTATACCTAGAGCCTAACCTATCTACAAGCAAAAGGAAAGCCCCCACTTTCGTGAGGGCATTTCCTTTGGTGGGTGTCTACTCTTCAGCAGCCTCACCGGGTTCCTTCTCCGTGTAGACAAGAGCGTACAGGATTTCGTAGAGCTGTCGCTGCCCGCCGAATCCGGCACTGGTGGCCATGTAGGGGTTGTTCTTCCGCTTCTCCCAGTCCACGGCTCCCAGACGGCTCACGTACTCAGCCATCGTCTCCCAGAACGTCTCATCGTTGGTGCTCTTGTCCAGAGCGGTGATGAGAAGATCAGCACCCAGAAGGCTGATGGCGGCTACGCCTACCACGTCCTTCATGCGGTACTTGACCACCTCTTCAACCATCTCGTGGTTCTCGTTCTCCACGGTGCGCGTCTGCTCGTTCCACGCTGGAGCACATGCCTTGGCTACCAGTTGCCAGAAGCGCTTGGCGACGTTGGCCGGAATGTACCCTCGAGCTTCCAGCCGCGTGATGACTCGAGCCGGGAGCAGGTCACCCACCGACCGGCGCAAGCCCTCAAAGCTGACGGGCTCAGGGCTCTTGGGAGCGCCGGTCATGTTGACCTTGCCGAACCAGACCGAATCCTTGTCTTCGGCCAGTCCGATGGTGACCTCACGGATGGTCTGTGCGTGGGACGGTTCCCCTGCCTGAATGTGAACCTTCGTGGCTTCGATCAGCGCCTTGGGGAGCTTCCTCTGTGACGTGTTGATATCGTCAAACAGCGTTGCCTCTTCCACGTAGCTCAGACCGTAGTTGAGCAGCATGGGCACCGATGCGTTGAAATCCTCGAGGTTCTTCCAAGCCCAGAACAGGCCACCGATCCGGTGCTGTCCGTCGATGACGCTGAATGCCGCCTTGCCGAACTCCTGATGGATCTTGGAGACGTTGCCAGCGTTGAAGAGGGTGTTGAACCGGGCGCGGCCCTTGGCGTCGTAGACCCTGACCGAAATCATCAGCGTGGGGATGCGGAAGCGGTTCTCACCGCGAGCGTAGTAGCGACCGATGCCGGGGAACCGCTCTTCCATTGGTTCCCGCTGGTAGCCGTGGCCCTTGGGGCTCGTGGACTGAGGATCGTTGGTGGTGTACGTGCTGATGAAGGACAGTGCCTTCAGGCGATCCGGCGTCATCACCGCGAATGCGAGCTTGCCGGGGATGACCGTGGACTCGATTTCCATTTTGCTCATCTTCACGTCGGCGCTGGCCGGTGCGGAAGCGGGCTTGACCACCGGAACGGTGGCGGTGGTGGGAGTCACGGTGCGGGTGTTGCGAGCGGTGCGGGTGGTCTTGCGGGCGGTGGTGGTGGTTGCTACAGCGTTCATTTTGCTTACCTTGCTTTCTGGTTGGTGTAGCTCTTTGCTACTGAGACAAATCTACTTCTATCTCCCTACACCGTCAACACTGGTATTTCAACTTAGCACTACTTGAGCTACGTCACAAATGTACTCACATCACGATTTGGACTACTTGGTGTGTCGCGCTTGTGGCTGCTGTGACTACTCCATACGGTTGAGGAATGGGGACAGTTGGGGTCTATAGGGTTGAGAACTGGCATGGTGCCGGTCCTTACAATGAGTCGCACACCGGGCTTCATGCCATGCATGAGGCACACACCGGGAATCGTCCGCATCCAACGGACGATGGCATAGCTTGCCCGCTGACGACTGAGCATTGTGGCTTCAGTACGCGGGCCGATCTGGACTGGTGGTTCAGGGGATACAAGCGTGTGCTACACGAGTACAAATTCAACATTGCCTTCTACCTAGTGAAGCCTCAGCTCATCAGGTACGGGCACCGGCAGATCATGTTTGAGCGTGGTGACCTCCTTCCAGTGGAGCGCTACCCTATAATCCGCAACGGTAAGGTGTTGCGGTAACACAGAAAGAGCCCGTACCAATGGTACGGGCTCTTCGTGTATCTGGCGAATCGGGTGTTACTCGTTGACCTTCAGACCCAGCTTGTACGGGACTTCGTACGACTTCATGGCCGCTTCCTTCTGCTTGGGAGTCAGGTTCTCTTTCAGCAGGTTCGGGTCCACGATGGTGACCTTGCACTCTTCCAGCACTTCCGGCTTCACGAACGTGATTGCCGTGTCAAGGTCAAAGTACCTGTTGGGAGAAATCCCCGTCTTCACCGGGCCAACGGCCTTGGTGTCAGGGTTGAACATGTCTTCCGCAATGAGCTGCTGCATGAATGCCAGCTTCGCGGAATCCGCGACTTCCTGTGCGCTGTCGGCGGCGAGCTTCGCCTTGAGAGCGACCGTTGCGAGCTGGATGAGCTTCTTGGAGGGCTGAGTCATTTTGATCTTTTTCCTTTTCAGTGAGAAGGCCTTGCGCCTATAAAAAATAATAGGTGCAAGGCCTTCCTGTGTCAACTACTTGTAGGTGCTTTTTCCGCAAGTGCAGGTGAAGCTGTTGGTTACGGGTGACTTGACTGCTCGAGGGCAGGTTACTTCATGTTCTTTTGCCATCTCACCAGTTTAGCTGACGGTCTGGAGGAACAGCCCAAGGTTCTCGTGAAGGGCTTCCTGCATCTCGAGGGAGAAACGAATCTCTTCACCCTTGGCATTGAGCACAAAGAGCCCGCGCTCCCGATCCACGCCTGCCAGCTCCATTGCGTAGTCATCGTTGGTGTCAACGTCGGTAGCGTGCATGAATGGTGCTGTCACTGTCTTGGTCACTGGTATTCCAGCCTTCCTTGTGTCCATTGGTCTTCGTACTCACGCAAGGTGAGTCGTGGGTGCTGCTCCCAGAACTCGAGCAGCTCTTCAGAGGCATACCGCTTGGCGCGACTCTCCGTGCCTCTGAAGAGGGAGAAGCCGTCAATCCGGTCCACCTTCCCCAGTTGGTTCACCAGCACACCAGCGGTGGCTTCAACCGCCGCGAGGTACTGGTAGTCCACGTGCCTGAGGTACTCGTGGTTCATAGCCGCCCAATCCTGAGCAGCCTTGGTGAAGATGGCGCTAGTCACAGAGGTCTTCGTATCTGTCGGCAGACTCGAGTACCACCTCAAGGTCATCAATGGTCAGGTCAGCCATTTCGGCCTTTGGATCGGTGAAGACGCCGTGAATGACGTTCCCAAGGTCTTTGTTCTGGAGCTTGCGCTGTCTCAGGTACTCCCTGACGCGCTCGTTGGGTGTGCTCACAGGCCGGTCACCTCTTGTGCTGCAGCAACGCGCTCTTCAGCTCGAGTGAGGGCTTCACGCTGGCTCACGAGAGCCTGTGTGGAGCAGGACAGCGCACGCTGGTTGATGGCGTGCATACGCTCCCAGTACGCGAGACGCTGCTGCTCTTCGTAGAGCTTGACTTCAGGGCTAGGTGTGCGGGCGCTCATGGTCACAGTGCCTTCACGCTCCTGAGGATGATACCGCCGTTGCCGTCTGACTTTGCCTGCATGGTGAACGTGTCACCAATGGTGTCCATCTCTTCAGCTCGAATCCTGAGCTGCTTCTTCGGGAGCTTGGACAGAGCGTATGCCAGCGTGGGCTTCAGGATGGCCAGCTCTCGCTTGGCATCCTCACCTTCGGTGATCTTCCTGAGTATGTCGCTCACCTTGTCTTCGGTGGGTGCCTCTCCACCGAACAGGCCTTGGTCTGCTACTTCACTGTTCACTATGCTGCTTCTCCATCTTCGTAACCGTCATCCAGCATTTGCTGGCTGTTCCTGAGTCGCCCGCGCTGGACAACTTCAACCGTTCCTTTGGCCAGCAGCATCCAGCGGTTCACTTGACGCTTCTGACCTTGCCTGCTGAGCCTACCCGCTCCCTGTGTGTTTATCAAGGGGCTCCAGCTTACGTTGGCCCATATTTCGTTGCAGGCTACCCACTGCAGGCCATCCGTGCCTTCCGCAACGGTCTGCAGGGTGCACACCATCACGTCGAATTTCTTGCCGAACTGCTTCTTCTTCCACTCACGCTCTTCTGTGCTCATGCCACCAACAAACTGGCGAGCACGGTACC